GCTGACGATAAAGTATTGTCAGCCATTGCTTCGTTGCAAGGCAACCCCCAATTCGAAACATTCCATGACTGGCTCAAAGAGTCGCATGCTGAATTGATGATCGCAACAACTCTGACGAAAGACGAAACTCTCACTCGTTGGAACCAAGGCGGAAGCCAAGCACTTGCGGAAGTACTCGCAATGCTCCGGCACCCAACCCGCTATAAGTAATTCCCCCGTAGGGGGTTTAGCTAGCCACACGGCTTTCAGTGTGGCAAAACCAAACGCACCGCAAGGAAGTGTCTATATACCTGACAGGCATAGACATAGCCGAACGACACGCATATGGAGAAACGATGTCCCTACCACGAGCCGTCTTAGAGGCGGAAAAACGTGCTGATGAACTACTTGCACAGTTAAACGGCGCTTCACAACAGCAACAAGAAGAGAGTGCAGTCGTTGCCAACGACCCACCACTCAATCAGGAACAAGCCCAATTAGATGCTGTTCCGTCGGAACCCGCGCAAACCCAAGCTCCAGTTGATGCTCCTCCGGCAGAGGAAGACCTCACATGGGAGCAAAGGTACAAAGCGCTAATCGGCAAATTCAATGCCGAGGTACCGAGACTGTACGCTGGAAATCGTGAGCTTACCGCAAAGCTGCAAAGTATCGAGAAAGAGATGGAGGCTGTCAAAGCCGCCAAAGCAACTCCCAGAGAGTCGCTCGTTAAGCCAGAAGAAATTCAAGAATTTGGTGAGCCACTGGTGGATCTAATCCGCCGTGCCGCTAGGGACGAAGCATCCTCAAAAGATGCCGAGATCCAAGCACTGCACTCCAAGCTTGAGCGTTTTGAAGCAAGTTCTACCAAGACTCAAGAGATTGACTTTTATGAGAGGTTGAGAATCTCGGTCCCTGATTGGGAAGAGTTGAACATGAACGATGGTTTCTTAAAGTGGCTTAGTGAATACGATGAACTGACAGGGATGCAGAGGCAGAATTCTCTGGACGATGCTGTAAGTAATAACGACGCTATGCGAGCAGCACGGTTCTTTAATAAGTGGAAAGAGATGTCGGGCAAACAAGCCGCAGCCACATCTAAGTCAATGGAGTCGCAGGTCGTACCTTCGACTTCCACAGTATCTACACCTCCCCCGGGTAAAAAGATTTGGACTCGTCCCGAGATCCAGAACTTTTATGAAAAAGCCCGACGAGGTGAGATATCAGACAAAGACATGGTTGCTATCGAAGCAGACATCCATGCAGCACAACTAGAAAAGCGTATTCGCTGACAGTGTGCCGGATGTCATTTGAAGGAAATTCAAAATGGCAGTCTCAGTAACCTCGGGATACTACGTATCCGGTCAAACGACCAACTCTTACGGCGCTACTTTCGTACCAGAAATCTGGTCTGGCAAGCTCCAAGTCAAGTTCTACAAATCCACTGTTCTCAGTGAGATCACGAACAACGACTGGGAAGGCGAGATCAAAAACTCTGGCGACAAGGTATACATCCGTACCATCCCAACAATCACTATCAGTGATTACACCAAAGGTATGAGCTTGACCAGTCAAGTTCCTATCTCTACGCCCATCACATTGACAGTTGACTACGGTAAGTATTTCCAAGTAGTTGTTGACGATGTGGATGCAGCACAGGCTGACGTTAAGCTGATGGACATGTTCACCAGCGACGCCGCTCAACAAATGAAGATCGGCATTGATAGTGCTGTTCTGTCTGCTGTTGCTGGCGCTTCACCAACGTCTGCTGCTGCCAACCAAGGCGCTACTGCTGGAGCTATCTCCGCTGGTATCAACTTAGGCACCACAGGCGCTCCTATCACCTTGAGCAAGTCTACTGTTCTGGACACAATCTTGAACATGGGTCAGGCGCTTGATGAGCAGAACGTTCCAGAAGATGGTCGTTGGATTGTTATCCCTGCGTGGATGGCAGCCATGATCAAAGGCTCTGACTTGAAGCAAGCCTACTTAACTGGTGATGACACATCACCCTTGCGTAACGGCAAGATTGGCATGATCGACCGCTTCACGGTCTACACATCCAACAACTTGTACAACGCAAGTTCCAAGTGGACTATCCCTGCTGGTACACGCGATGCGATCTCTTTCGCTTCACAAATCACCAACGTGGAAACACTCCGCTCTACCTCGACTTTTGGAAACATCATGCGCGGTTTGAATGTTTTTGGCTTCAAGACAGTTAAGCCAGAAGCATTGGTCACAGCAATTGTTACCAAGTAATTAACAGATCTCCTGTAGTTGCCACTTAAAGGGAGGCGGGTTAATAACCCCCTCCCTTCTTTTTATGACCGTAAAACTAATGATCAATACAAAGACAGGAATGGTTTCTGTTTTTGACGAACGAATTATTGAAGAAAGACCTTGGTATGTCCCATATACAGAAGGCGATCCAATTCCTCAAGACCCAACTGTCCCACGCCAAGCAGTGGCTGCTGAACCGGTTGCAGAGCCTGAAGCAGAAGTTGCAGAGCCTGAAGAAGACTCCGTAGATAAACCAAAGCGCAAGAATTGGAAAGAGGCTATTGCTGAAAAAGCGCAAGAGCTATCAGAACAAGCTGGCGACCAACCCGAAGCCAGTCAATAAGGATTAAATCATGCTTGCATCAGACATAACATCCAGAGCTAGGCTGCTGCTCAATGATATTGATGCAACACGCTGGTTAGACACTGAGCTATTTAAGTGGATCAGCGATGCACAGAAACTTGTAGCCATGATGCGTCCAGATGCAAGCGTCGCTACATTTGTCATGACTTTAATTGCAGGTACTAAGCAAACAATTCCATCTACTGGTTTTAGATTGTTGGATGTTGTTCGTAACGTTACAACTGTTACCGGAACTACACCGGCAGATCAAGTAGTCACCGTACCGGGTAGATCTGTTCGTATTGTAGACAGGGAAGTTCTAGATACACAAGATCCTTACTGGCATACAAATACTGCTTCGGCTGAGATTAAGCACTTTATCTATGACAACAGAATTCCCACTGTGTTTTACGTATTCCCACCATCAACAGCTGGTGCAAAGCTTGAAGTCGTCTATTCGGTAGCACCAACTGACGTTACAGCTGCTGGAAATACCTTGTCAATCTCTGACATCTATCAAGATGTAGTCTTGAACTACGTTTTGTACAGAGCTTATTCTAAGGATGCTGAGTATGCGTCTAATGCCGCATTGGCTGGTGGTTACCTGAATGTGGTTAACGCCATGCTTGGTATGAAGACGCAGAAAGACGTTGGTTACTCGCCTGACTTGAACTCTAAAGGATCTTCACCCTCTCCGGGCTTAACCTCTGGAGGCGTCTGATGACATCCTACGATTCGTTTCTGCCAAGGGTATTGATTGATGCATACGGCTGTCCCGAGATTGTGGCAACTCAAGCCATTCGAGATTCGGTGATTGAGTTCTGTGTTCGCAGCAGCTTCATTCAAAGGGATCACGATCCTATTACTGCTGTAGCGGGTATATCTGACTATGACCTAGAGCCTCCAAATGGACAGCTGGTCATCAAGATTCAGAAGTGCTGGTTCAAAGCTTCTGAGTTGTCACCCATTGCGCCAGATTACGTAGGTACGCCGGCTTTTTATAACAGTGTTATTCCAGATAACGCTCCTGTTGTTGGGGCGCCTATCTCGTTTACTCAAAAAACTGAGCGAACATTTTCGATCTATCCGATTCCAAAGGATACGGTTATCGGCGGATTAACGCTTCGCGTATCACTTAAGCCAACACGGGCATCTACGTTTTGCGAAGACTCCATCTACGAAGACTATGCAGAAACAATTGCACACGGCGCATTGTCTAAGTTGCTGGCATCTCCGGGCAAGGCTTACTTGAACGTCGGCGCAGCAGGGATGCATGGAACTGCATTTAACTCTGGCATCAACGATGCAAGACAAAGAGCTTCTCGCGGTCATGTCCGGTCCGGCATGCAAGTGCGCATGCGCAAAATTTAATCTTCAAGGTAATCCATTATGGCTTTAAATACCCAACTAACGGACAACACAGTAAACGTACAGGCTAATGCTTTAGCTACGTTATGCAATCTTGGAACCATTAAGATTTATGACGGTACTCAACCAGCCACAGCTGATACCGCTATCAGCAGTAATACATTAGGTGTAACTTTAACTTTTGGTGCTACTGCATTTGCAACGGCAGTAAGCGGTTTGCTTACAGCCAACTCAATTACCTCTGGTGTAGCCGTCGCAACGATCACTCCAACATGGGCAAGAATTTTTAAGGTTGATGGAACCACCGTAGTGATGGATGTTTCTGCTGGCGCATCTGGTGCTAACTTGACTATTGGTGCATTTACCTCTGGCACCACGGTAAGCGCAAGTAGCTTTACCCATGATGTACGTAACGCAACGTCAGGCTTCTAAGATCGAGAATTTACCGTGCTATTGAACTCATCAGCACTTAATGCGACCGCGCTAAACGAAGATTCTAGACCTAGACCTCCTCTTACGGTTGTATCTTCACAGACTCAGTCTGCTGCGTCATCGTTAACATTAAGTGTTTCCTGCTCAATTGCCAGCAATCAATCACAGGAAGCTTCTGCATCCTTTGTAAGATCGATTGGTTCAGCCTTTAGTTCTTCGCAAGCATCCTCAAGTCTCTGGGCTTTTGGTGGAAGTTTATCCTCCGAGATAGTTTCTGCACAATCGCAATCACAGACCGGAGCATTTGATAGAAATGTCTCCTTTATTTATGAAGATGGTGTCACACAATCAGCAATTGGTCTACTTGAAAGATCAATAGATTGCAGCGTCACTTCTAAGCAAAGTCAATCTTCAGCTGGTTTAACAACCAGATCTCTTTCATCAAATATTTCTAGTTCACAAGCGGAAACAACTGCAAGTCAACTTCAGAATATCTTAGGAATTGCGTTTTCGTCGGGGCAATCACAAGGCTCAGTAGCGTTGTTTTTTGCGCTTACAACTCAAGCTTCAATCTACGTTGCTGAAGTTCCTTTGTATCCGCAACTTTCATCTGTTGATTCGGGCAATTACAGTTCTAATTTTCTTTCAACAGATTCTCAATTTGAAGCATATGTTGATCCTTCAATTTACATTGCATATGCTCTTTTAAATCCTCAGACCGCATTTGTTTCGGCTGCATTTAATTCTGTGAGTGTTCCGCCAGAACCCGAGTCGGAAATAGTTTCAACAATAAATTACGAGATTACGGTATGACAGTACTAGCAAGATTTGAAAAGCAACCGGGTGATGTGCAAGACTTCGATATAGATTTTTCGGAGTACTTGACTGGTCTGTCTGACTACGGCTTAAGTAAGGTGGTTACTGCTGATGCGGGTCTGACAATTCTTGCAAGTACATTGCTTAACTCCGGTCAGGTTGTGAAAGTCTTTACTTCTGGTGGAACTGATGGTGTAACTTACAAAATCACAGTTGCATTGACCACCAATGGTGGACGAGTAAAACAAGCGGAAATAAAAGTCAAAGTTAAGGAATACTAATGCCTCAACTTTTTGCAAATAACGCAATCACAACTCTTGCATCAAATATTTCCGCAGTTGCGACATCGTTAATAGTTGCATCTGGTACTGGCGTTTTGTTTCCAGCGCCAACTGGTGATGATTTTTTCTTCATCACATTGATTGGCACTACTTATGGCGCTGAGACTTCTTGGGAAATTATAAAAGTCACATCAAGATCTTCGGATACTTTCACCATTGTTCGAGCGCAAGAATCTACAAGTTCTTCTGCTTGGCTAAATGGCGTAAAAGTTGAATTGCGATTGACTGCGGGAGTTATGAATACGATCAGTGGGTATCCAGTGTCAATAGCAGATGGTGGTAATTTTTAGTAAGTCGTTTTTTTAATAGGATTTAATCATGGCAAATACACTTCGCATTAAGCGCCGCGCAAGCGGTGGTGGGGCTGGCGCTCCGGCTTCACTTTCAAATGCTGAATTAGCATTTAACGAACAATCCGGTATCCTGTACTACGGTACTGGGACAGGCGGTGCGGGTGGTACCGCAACTTCTGTTATTGCAATTGGCGGTGATGGTGCTTTTGTTGATACATCTAGTACACAAACTGTTGGTGGCGCTAAAACATTTAGCAGCACGATTTCCGGTTCTGTTTCAGGTAGTGCTGGAACTGCGGCGGCATTAACAACACCCAGAACAATTGGCGGAAGCAGTTTCAACGGCAGTGCCGACGTTACTTCTTTTCCTATCCCCGGTGCTATTGGCGGTACTACACCTTCTACCGGTGCATTTACTACCGTAAGCGCAACAACTTTCACAGGCGCATTGGTTGGTAATGCATCAACAGCAACATCTGCTGGATCTGCAACAACAGCCGGTTCAGCCACTGCTTTGACTACCGGCCGCACAATCGCTATCACAGGCGATTTGGATTACACATCCGCGGCCTTTGATGGTACAGGAAACGTAACTGGTGCAGGTACTTTGGCAACTGTTAACAGCAATGTTGGCACACATACCAAAATTACTATTAATGCAAAAGGTTTAGCAACCG